AGACTCTCTGATGACTATCGGTGGCATCGCTAACGATGACTATACTGCCCAGAAAGACGTCGTGTGCAGGCTTACAGACGCTTGCAGGGAACTAGAATGCCACATTATCCTGGTGTGCCATGCTCGAAAGACCATGAGCATTCGAGACAAGATAGACCGCTTCAGCATCAGGGGCGCGGGGGAACTGACGGACCGAGTCGATAACGTCATTTTGCTTGGGCGCTACTATAGTGAGAATCCCGAAGACCCGGACGCTTACTTGACTATCTCCAAAGCCAGGCATTGGGATATGGCTGAATGTGAGTTCGATCTCCATCTACACCTGGAATCGTTAAACCTTGTGAGCGCAGGCAACAGCCCCAGAAAGATAAACCTGGACGAGGAAGAGGTGCGATATGCGGCGTAGAGGACAGCACGTATCCCTCGAGAACATACTTACCAAAGAGGTGGTGCAGGTCGTGGTTGTCTTAGCCGACTCGAAACAGGGCTACCTCGCCGCGAACACTAAAACGCTTTCCCCGCTCGTCCAGCATTTCATTGATGACGAAGACTGGAACTGGTATCATCCAGACGATTGGAAAGAAGTGCCTGGCAAATAACAGTCCTGAGTACGACTATCACCAACCAGCCGTACATTTACTCGGCGAAGGAAACTGCTCACTTAATTATGGATAAAACCTGGAAATCGTTTGAGAGGCGAGTGGCTAAACGGACTGGAGGCGAGAGAATACCTGTCGCAGACAGACGCTCTCATCTGGACGTGCTTCACCCTTACTTAGGGATAGAGTGCAAGTACCGGAAAACTATATCCAAGTTCCTGAAGGACGCCCTCGCTCAAGCAGAGGAGGGGTCTAAGGAAGAGAGTTTAATACCCACAGTAGTTCTGGGGGAACGCTACAATAGTAAGATGTATGCTTTTGTAGACCTGGACAGCCTGCTAAAGATACTAGAAATTATGCACGTACTGTTGGAAGAACCGGAGGAAATTATGAACTACGGAGGTACAGACCCAGAATGAGCCTTTACGAGGATTACATTGCCGTATCGAGGTACGCCCGGTATATACCGGAAAAGGGGCGCAGGGAAACCTGGCCTGAGTCAGTAGACCGCTATATCTCTTTCTTCGAGGAGCGAACCGGTCAGGACCTTTCCCTGGCGAAGGGTTCTATGAAGGGTAAGGGCGTTTTTGGTTCCATGAGGGCGGTTATGACCGCAGGCGTCGCCTTAGAACGGGACCACGTCGCTGGCTATAACTGCGCCTACACTGCTGTGGACCACGTCAGGGTATTCGACGAGGCTCTTTACATTATGTTGTGCGGTACTGGATTAGGGTTCTCTGTTGAACGGCAGCACATTTCTAAATTACCCGAGATAGCCGAGGAGTTCCACCGCACCGATACGACCATAGTAGTGAGCGACTCTAAACTTGGTTGGGCAAAAGCCCTAAAGGAACTGGTGGGGATGCTGTATTCTGGGCTAATTCCCAAGATAGACACTGATAATGTACGACCGGCAGGCGCTATTCTCAAGACATTTGGCGGTAGGGCGTCCGGCAGTGAGCCGTTGGAACGTATGTTTAAGCACTTCATACGCATTTTCGGGAACGCTTCTGGGAGGAAACTAACCTCCATAGAGATTCACGACCTCATCTGTCACCAGGGGGAAGCCGTGTTAGTCGGTGGAGTTCGCAGAACTGCTCTAATCAGTCTTTCAAACCACTCTGATGAGCGTATGCGGAACGCTAAGAGCGGGCAATGGTGGTTAGAAAACCCACAGAGAGCATTAGCCAACAACTCTATTTGCTATACAGACCAGCCAGACGTAGGTGCCCACATGCGGGAATGGCTTTCCATTTACGAGAGCCGGTCTGGGGAGAGGGGTATCTTCAACAGACAGGCGTGCACTAACATGCTCCCGGTGAGAAGGGACCCGAACCACGAATTCGGCACAAATCCTTGCAGCGAAATCGTTTTGAGATCGGCACAACTGTGCAATCTTTCAGAGGTTGTGTGTCGTCCAAAGGATACACTGGCAACCATCCTTGTGAAGGTTACCCTGGCTACTTTATTGGGTACGGTGCAGTCTACCCTGACCGACTTTCGTTACCTCAGAAACATCTGGAAGAAGAACTGCGAGGAAGAGAGGCTGCTGGGCGTTTCCCTGACGGGTATATTTGACTGTCCAGCTATCCTTAACGCCACCCCGAAAGAACTTGAAATGCTCAGGGACGCAGCCGTAGGCGCGAACAAAAGGTACGCCAAGGAACTAGGCATCCAAGAGTCCACTGCGGTTACCTGTGTAAAACCGTCTGGGACAGTCAGCCAACTTGCGTCCTGTAGTTCGGGGATACACCCAGCTTACAACAAATACTATCGCAGGGCTGTTAGAAACGACAAGAAAGACCCACTAGCCCAAGTTATGATTGACGCAGGCGTACCACACGAAGAAGACAGAGCTAATCCAGAGGCCTGGGTGTTCCACTTCCCCATCAAGTCTGAGGGCCTGACTAGGAAGAGCGTAGGCCCACTACAGCAGCTTGAAGTGTGGCGTAAGTTTGCTCTCCACTGGTGTGAGCACAAGCCAAGCATGACCTGCTATGTAGGGGAGCACGATTGGCCTGCTGTTGGTTCTTGGGTGTGGGACAACTTTCAGGTCCTCAACGGAGTATCCTTCCTGCCTTCAGCGGATGACGGGCATATCTACGAACAGGCCCCCTATGAGGACATGACTAAAGAAGAATACACTAACATGGTCAAGGCAATGCCCAAGGAAATAGACTTTAAGTTCAAAGAGGATATGGACAACACAACAAGCAGCCAGGAATTGGCCTGTAGTGGAGATTCTTGTGAGCTACCCTGACGAACTGAAAGGGCCGGACGTGCCTGACGAAGACAAAAAGAAAAGACGTATGTACCCGCCAGGGAGTCTCTCCAAATCGAAAAGATGGCTGAGTAAGGATTACCTCAAGTTTGTTAGCGAGATGCCCTGTTCCAACTGCCATATCATAGACGGGACCGTGGTCGCTCATCACCTGAAGCATCGGTACTCCCCGTGGGGAGGCGGCGGAATGGGTCTTAAAGCCTCGGACATACTCACGATGCCTCTATGCTATGACTGCCACGACCGGGCGCACAATGGAGATGGGGAGGTTCTGGACTTTCAAGCTGAGTTTATCTTTGGAACGCTTGACGCAGCCACTAAACACGATGTAATATCCATTACGTACAAACCCTATGAGTATTACAACCTATGACCTTAAAATACGGGAGCAAGGAGTACAAGATAGGTCTTACACACCTCGGGCTTAGGGTGTACAGTCGGAATGACCCAGATGCGTTGAAGTGGGGCCTGCGTAACAAGTACCTTGTCGCTCCTCTCATCAAGCACGGAGATTTTGAACCGTACTACACTGTGGGATGGCAGGTCTACTACTACAACTCTGAGTTTAGCAACACTCGGAAGACTATGAAAAGCTACAAAACAAAGAAAGAGGCTGTTGAGGCTGTAAGGGAAGAGGTAACCCACGAGCCTTGGTATGCCGGGTTGCCAGGATACGGAACTGCCCGTGGGGTTTATCTTTCGGATGGAGTGTACGTAGGAGGAAATCCACGTTTTGATAGATGACACATCGGCAGAAAGAGCCAGGGAGTGGATGCGAGACAATGCACAGCCACATGCTCAGGCAATCGCAGATAAACTGCACCTCGAGGACTTTAAGAAGGTTAAGTTCTCCCTGTTATTCGGACAATCAACTGCGGACACGGTTGCAGCGAAAGAAGCGTGGTCTTATGCTCATCCCGAGTACCAGGAACTACTTGAAGGCCTCAAGGCAGCACGGGAAAAAGAAGCGACCTTCCGACACAAGCATACAGCAGCGGAGGCTACGATAGCAGTATGGCAGACAATGTCAGCGAACAATCGAAAAGTGGTGTTATAATGGACGCAGCTGAACTCGCTACGTGGAGAGATGGCTACGACCAAGAGGACCAGGATAACGCCCAGGGATGGGCGCATGAAGACCAACTCAATCAACTTAAACGGCACAAAGAGGAAAAGCCAATGACAGACGAACAGTTCAATAACCGTGGTTCCCTATGGCCCCAGGAAAAGAAGCACGAGAAGGCCCCCGACTACAAGGGTAAGTCCCTTATAGACGGGAAAGAGAAGGTGGTGAGTCTGTGGAAGAACACTACCAAGACAGGTAAGCAGTACCTGGGTGTCTCTTACGAGGACCCACAGGATCGGGCGGAGAAGCCCTACACTCCCCAGGCAGAAGACAAGAAGTGGGACATCTGATGGCGGTTGAGTACGGTACTAACCCTCGGGAGCATCATTTAGAATACCATGATGGAAGTGTGGTTTTACTAAATTTCGATCCGAAAAAGCACTACTATACTGTCGATGGAAAATACGCACCCTCAGTAACCACTATCCTCGACTCTATAGCAAAACCTGCTTTAATGCCTTGGGCAGTGAAGATGGGGGCCGAGTGGTTTACAGAGAACTGCGAGGCTTTCACGCAAGCAGAACTGTCTGTAGAAGACATGGTGAAAGGGATAAAGGGCGCTTACCGCTCCTCTTCCAGGAAGGCTATGAACATAGGGACGGAAGTCCACAGGTGGTGCGAGGAGGCCATCCTCTGCAAACTGGGAAGAGGGCCACGTCCAGCAGACGTTGCAGGCGAGGAAGCAAACAACGCTGTGGATGCTTTCAGGGATTGGGTGAGATCAAACGATGTAGAGTGGCACACCGTAGAGCAGAAACTTTACCACCGAGGCCATAAGTACGCTGGAACCGTGGACGCCACCGCGACTGTGAACGAGGAGTATTGTGTAATAGATTTCAAGACATCTAAGGCTGTCTACGCTCCCTACCACCTGCAGTGTGCTGCCTATGCCAAGGCCATAGAGGACATGACAGGAACAGCACCCGAAAAGGCGTACGTGCTAAGGTTTGACAAGACTACGGGAGAGTTTGAGGCGGCTGCTTCTACTGAGATAATGGACAACTTTATAGGGTTCCTGGGATTTCTGGAGGGATACACACGATTAAAGACGCTCGAGAACAGGAAATGAACCCCAAGGACGTGGAAAGTATAGCCGGAACTTTGATCTTTCATGTAAGCGCGGCAACCGTTTTAGCCAGGAATTTAGCTACGGCTCTAGGGCCTGCAGGCTTGATGATGATCTCGTCCCTGATAGAGGAGTCCGTTAAGGAAGCCCCTTCAAAGCACGAGCAGGCGTTTTGGCTGACGCTCAAGGACTTCTTTGATCCAGACATAAACGATGATCTAAGCGAGGACCCCATAGAGTTTGGGGGGAGGAAAGACCATTGAACCTGCTAGTTATAGGGGACCCCCACGCTCACCCTGACTACGATAACAAGAGGTTCTCTGTCCTGGGTAAGTACATAGCCAGGGAGAAGCCAGACGTTATTGTGTGTATTGGGGACATGGCAGACATGCCAAGCCTATCGTCCTACGACAGGGGAACGAAGGGCTTTGAGGGTAAGAGGTACAACAAGGATATTAAGTCGGTGCTCGACGCCCAGGATAAGCTGCTCACGCCTATAGCTAAGGCTAGAGGTTACAATCCGGTACTACACATGTGTGTAGGTAACCATGAGGATAGGATAACGAGAGTGGTGAACGCCCAACCAGAACTGGAGGACGCGATAGGATTATTTGACCTCGAGTATGAGGCGCACGGGTGGAAGGTGACGCCCTTCAAGAAATCGGTCAGTATAAAAGGCATAGCATTTAGTCATTACTTCACGTCGGGGATAGCGGG